CGCCTAGTACAGATTAGTTATTAAGCAGCTCCTTCTGAACCGTAGATAGCTCTCCAGTCTGTGAAACCGAAAGAATATCTTTCTCTAACTTTGTATCTTAAATTACCAGTTTCAAAATCGCCTTCAACAGCTTTTTTGATTGGTGATCTTACAAAGTGTTTCATTCCATCTGGGCAATCAGTCATAATGAAATATGCATCAGGATCAGTTAATCGCTGGTTAACAGCAACTCCGCCCGGAATCATACCCATTTGTTTCATTGCATTGATGTCATTATCAGCAGTCGCAGGTCTTAAATTAGATTTAAGAATACGCTCAGCAACGAACACCAATTGAGGTGGAACGATTAGTTTTTGTCCAGTCAATGCTATTGGAATACTTCTATCATCAACCGCAGTCGAGATTTGAATCAATAAACTTTCAAGAGAAGTTTCTGATAAATCAGCTGGTGTTGATAAAATGTTAGAAGAAGTTCCACCACCGCCTAGTGGGTGAGAAGCTGACAATAAAGCTTGTCCGTCTCCACCTACTGAAGTAGTAGTTGCATTGTTAAGGATATTTGCACCTTTGATTTCTTTAGTATGTTGCATTGATCTTGCTAGTGCACGAGCATACTTAGCACCTAAAGATCCGTATAGACCATCTTCTTCAGCTTCCTCAGTTATTGAGAACGCCAAAGCAATAGTTTCATGTACATATCTCGCAGTGTAACCCTCTTTTCCACTATCGTAAGATATTGCAGCACCTTCAGCTTTAGTTGGTGCAGCTCCGAAGCCGATCATTTGTACATCTTCTTCAAAAGCTTTCATTGATTGCTCAATAGAGTAAATATCTCTCCATTGTTCTGGGTATCTATCATACTCCATAGCAAACACGGTATTTAAACCAAGATTAAGCTGCTTGGTAAACAGCGCCCTATTTAGTGCCATGTGTTAATCTCCTTAAATACCGCTAGCACGAGTACCATATAGATGGTTATTAATAACCACTTCTAATTTAGCATCCGCACCTACAGCGTTATCTGGCGCATCGACAAGTCTTAGTATTCTTAAAGGTAACGCAGTCGTACCTAAAGATGCTAAGTTAGCTTCTTGTTGAGATCCACCAAAAGTTGTTTCACCAGCAGTAAATAAAACATTGCAAAGCTCACCTACGTTAGCATTTGCGAATGTACCAGAACCCTGGACTTCATATGTTATGTTTGGATCATCATATACAAATGCAGTCGCAGCTGTATTAGCTTTGATTGCAGTTGATGCTGTCCAAACTTTGGAGAATTTTACATCTCCACTTGCTCTGTCGATGTATTGAACACCATAGAACACACCTAGTGCGTTCGATGTATTTGTTCCAATACCTACAGTTCCATCAGATAGTAATGTTACTAAATCACCAGAAAATAGTGAATTTGAATAAGCATTAGCTATAGGATAGGCCTGAGGTCTAACAACACCGCCAGTTAAATGCCTAAGGGGCACAAACCCATTAGGCGCATCAGTATTAGCCATTTTATAACTCCTTGTTATAAATTATTACTCTTTAAAACCGCCCCTCGTAACTTCGGTCTTGTAAGAACGGCTTATAGGATTTCCAGGTTGTTCTACTTTGTGAATATCCATCTCAACTGATCGCATTAAGTTCTCAGTCATTTTGGCGTAATATTCATTACGTTCATTTACCAGATGTTCTGGCATCTCACAGAGTACCATTCCTTCCATACCTATATAACCAGCAAATTTGCCATGTTCAATCGTAGCAAATTTATTAGCATCAGGAACAGTTTTAATGTCCCTAGGTTGCCAACCTTCTCGCATACGTTTGGCCACATTTGTTGGTGTTTCCTGTCCTAATACCATAGTTGCAATCCATCTCTGTTTGAAACCAGGTCTTGGTTCAGGTGCCTCCAATAAATTAGTTGGGCGCCACTTTGAAGCTACAGTTGATTTCTCAACTCTAGTTTCATTTTTTATTTTATTATTCTTCATGTCAGGCTCCTATAGTTGTCCTGTATCGCCAAAGTTTTTTACTTCTTTAGCAAAACGTTTTAGTGCCGCTTCATCATTAATGTCGATACCGAATTTTCTCGCAGTATCTAAATCATCAGAAGTGAGCTTAACTCGGTTACTGTCGATTCCTTTTTTACGAGAAACCCCAGCAACAGGAGATTGCACTCTGTTAGCTTTTTGTACCACATTTTTGTCAGTTTGAGAAGAACTTTCTTCAGATTTATTAAAATGAGGTAAACTAGAAGATTTTAACCTTTTAGTCATTTCATTATAATACTCTGGATCATTTACATCCCAACCTTCCTCTGTCAGTTCAGCATCAATTCCATAAGCCATAGCTGTTTCTTTACGATAGCCAGGTTTATTGAACCAAGTACTGTTTTCTTTAACCCAATCAGCTGCTAAAGGCGGTACTTGTTTTCTAGCATCAGCTTTTTTAGGTATTTCAGAAGCATATTCTTGCGTCTTATTCATCTGATTACGAATATCAGCCATATTTTCATATAACTTGATTTGTTCATCAGTATTTCCTTCTTCAATAGCTTGTTTAAGCTTTTGAGAAACTTGAGAATATTGACTAGATAAAGATTTACTTGCCAAGTCAAGAGTTTTTTTCTCCATATTTGACAATCTATCTTCTAGTTCAACTATTCTTTGTTCAGCTTCAGCTCGTTTAGCAACTTCTTTTTGAATTCGCTTACGAACCTTCTCTGAATAAGGAAGTTCATCTGAATAAGGCGGAACGTTTGGTTTAGTTTCAACCTTTTCTTCTATTTTAGGTTGTTCTATTTTTTCTTCTGCTTTCTGTTCTACATTTTCTTCTTTGTAGTCGTTCATCAGAGCTTCAAGTGGATTTTGAGGAACTTCTATTTCTTTTTCAGAATTAGGTTCATCTAATTTCACTTCAATCTCTTTCTTTGTTTCTTCTTCGTTAGGCATAGTTATCTCCTATGTTGGCGTTATTCTTAACTCAATAACGTATATTTATATTTGCTGAGATATTACTTCAGAATTTTCAAGTGAAGCAATAATCTCATCATCATTTACTATCACCATTTTGACATTTTGTACAGATATGCGTGCTCCTGCATAACGACCAAACAAAACCCAATCTCCTACTTTACACCAAGGCGATTTTCTATCGCTATAACACTCTGGTCCCATTGCTATTACTTGACCTATACTATTTAAATAAGATTGAGTATCTTTATTGTTATCAGATAAATAAATACCACCTTTTGTTTTAGATACAGGACCTTTTGGTCTTATTAAAATTCTATATCCAACTGGTTGTGGTACGTTTGTTGGTGTAAGTACATCATCTTCTGTAGCCCATGCTTCATTGTTAATCATCTTCTATTTCTCCTTTTTTGTATTTTTCTATTAACTCATTAATAATTTGTAGAGATTTATCTAAACCCTGACCGTAGCCATAGTTTCTTTTAAACTCCTCTATGTTATCTACACCTTTTGACAACAAATTATTACCTAATTCTTCTTTATGTCTTTTTATTTGATTTTTAATCGCTTGTAGTAGTTTTTCCATTTACCATTTCTTTCAATTTATTAAGAGCATCATCAAATGATGTATTTAATTTTTTAGAAGCTATCACAAATTGTTTTGGTTTAACCAAACTTATAGATATTCTTTTGTTTTCTAAAAATTTTTTAGCTTGTCTTATTTCTTCAGCTTTAATAGACATACTATTTATCACGTTTTGCAATTCGAGAAGCTGCTTCTACTATTTTAGCTTTCACTTCAGCATCTTTTCTAGTTTGTTGTCTCTCATTAGTCTTAACACCTTCTGCAAATCTTGCTTTACGAATGTTTAATTCTTCAGTTTTTAATTTTAAATTTTCCATTTTCTCTTGCATCTCCATTTGCATTTGTTGTTGCTCTGGACTTGGTGGCATACTACCCATTAAACCCTGAGCAGCTTGAGCTGCAGCTAATGCAATTCTATTTTCTTGTTCAATAGGAAGTGGTTTAGTTTCTTTATCTAAAAATTCTTCATTAAATTGACCACTTGATACTGGAGTTCCTTCTTCAACTTGAGCTTGCATTTGTTGTTGATATAAAAATGCCATATGTTGACCCATATGTGCTAACATTTGACCATATAAAACTTGTTTAGCTTCAGGTGTTCCACCAAATCGTGGATCATTTATAAACTGTTGATGCACCATAAGGTGAGCTTGATGATCTTGTTCTTCAAAAACTTGTATAGGTTTACCATTTAATACTGCCATATTCTCAGAAACTGGATCTCTACGAGGTGTTTCTTTTTCATCTATAAGTAAATTCTCTATATCAGGTACATTTAATGATTTTAAAAATCTTTTATAAGCTTGTTTTACATCAATAATT